CTTGACCTTGACCTTCTAATTGAGATCTAAGCTGATCAGTGCTAATACCAAGGTTTGCCGCTCGTTCAGCAAGCTGACCTTCGTTCATCTTGCTTGTCATACCAAGTTGACCGCCCTGGAATGCGCCAGACTGAGCCAGCTCTTCCGCAGATAAGCCTAAGTTTCCTGCCGCTTGTGCTGCTTGTAATTGAGTTCCTGCGCCAGCTTGGCCAAGGGATGAGGTCAGTTGTCCAAGGTTTTGCTGACGGCCTTGAGCTTGCTCGAAAGATTGCTGTGCTTGTTGCGCCGCTTGCTGATAGCCTTGAGATCTTAATTGAGCGCCGGTCTTAGCCTGCTGTTGCAAGATATTTCTACCGATCTCAGCTTGCTCAATGCCGCCTCTAGATCCACCAAAAGCACCAGATTGAATGGCTTGAGCTTTTGCCTGTTGCCTCTGCTTGTTACCAAGCCTTTCAATCTCTGCCTGTTCAGCATCAATTACGTTTTGAGTATACGGATCCATAAACCTATCAATAGTAGATGGATCAAATTGAGCGCCAGTTCCTTTTAATGCAGCTATGCCTTCTTGAGCGTATTTTCTAGATGATTCGCCAGCACTTTCTAACTGTCTTCCAGCTTGAGCTGTTTGAGCCCTTGCCCTTGTTGTCGCCTCTAAAGCTCTTTGTTGAGCCGTTCCAACTTGAGAACCTATACCTCTTGAAGCTGCAGCTATCGCTGCCTCTCCCTGTCGAGCGCCTGCACCGGCTTCTTTTCCTATTTGCCCCAGCCGAGAAGATAATGTGTTGGCAGAGCTTATAGCCGCTTGTTCTGCGGTAGTTGCTTGAGCTTGTCCTCTTAATACCTCGGGTCGAACATCTTTTAAGGCGCTTTGTATTTGAGCCTCTCCTTGTCGAGCACCTGCACCAGCTTCTCTACCTATGGTTCCAAGCTGTGAAGAAAGACTTTTGGCAGATTGAATGGCCGCTTGCTCTGCAGCAGTTGCCTGAACTTGACCGCTCAAAACTTCTGGCCTAATCCCTCTTAAGGCGCTTTGTATTTGAGCCTCTCCCTGTCTAGCGCCTGCACCGGCTTGGTCACCAAATGCCTTTAATTGCCCTCTTAACTTTTCAGCTTCAGACCGAGCTTGACCTTCTTGATATCGAGACTCTGTCTTCGCTTGCGATACACCCGTACCTATATTAGAAGCAGCTCGATTCATTGCCATTTGGCCAGTGTCAGCTTGACCTCCAACCCTACCAGCGGCCATTAAAGCCATTCTCTGAGCTATCGCAGCTTCATCGGCAGAGCTTGCAGCGCCTTGTCTAATTAAATCTTCACCTTCTCTCATGTCAGCTTGAGCAAGATTAATCTGCCCAGGTATTTCTCTAGAAAGATCACCTAACTCTTGAGATGCACCTCGCATCATTGATCGCCCTTCGGCGTCGAGAAACTGCTGGCCCATGCTTGGGTCATAAGCGCCAATGCTTTGCATATACAAAGCTCGAGCTTGAGGATCTCCATAAATCCCAGCCGTTCTGGGATCGAATGCTTGTCCAGACTGACGATACATTCTTTCCGCTTCAGCAAGCTGGCCACCAAAACCACCAAGGCCTTGAGCCATATTCCTAGCTTGAATCTCAAGCGGAGAAAGACCAGCGACTTGCTGAATCGGAATGGGAATCTGCTGGCTTATTAAACCTGGTTGATCAGGCGTTCCGAAGTAACTCGCCAAAAGGTTCCTTGAGGTGAGCTCTACCGCAGGATCATAATACTGCTGCGAAGCACTCGGAAGAACATATGGTTGTTCCTGATCAGTTAATACTGTTTCACTCATCGTGACATCCCCGCAGCTTTTTCGCCCATCTTCTGAAGCGCATACATAGCCCGTGCGCCTTCTCGTCTTTGATCGTGTTTGCCGCCATCAGCGCCCATCATATCGCCTATTCCTCGAACTGCTTTAGCGTTAACAACAAACTCACCATCGCTTAACATGGCGGGAATGTCATCAGATCTTTCAGTGCCAGGGCCGGATATTTGTCCGTTCTTTCTTGGGAAGTCAGTAGATCCACCTGCACTAAATCCAGCAATACTACCTAAAGATCCGATACCGCCAATCCCTAACTCGCCAAGTCCTCCCCCGCTGATTTCTGAAATAGACCTATCAAAATCTTTTTTTCTTTGCTCCCATTCTTCTAAAGCGGTTTCGTATTCTTTTTGAGAGGCCATCTGGCCCCTTCCGCTAAAGGGCGGAAAGTCAGACCGGACAGGTTTAGGATAAATAGATTCATAGTAATCGTCTGTTTGAATCTCAACATCAGAATCGATATCGTCTCTCGGTAAGCCCGTGTCCGTATCTCCAGGGGGCGTTGTTGTGCCACCACCTGTTGTGCCACCACCTGTCGAGGGTCTTTGATAAGTTGTTAAAGGACCAGAGCTTTGCAACGGTCTGCCACCGCCATAGTTTGCATACTGCATACCCTCAAGACCTTGGTAATTCATTCCGTAAGGCGTGATCTCACCGGAAGGTAGAAAGCTAGAGATGCCTCTGTATCGAGAGTCCATTGTTTGCAAAGGACTTGGCGCAAACCGCTCAAAGTTTGCAGGATCGTTATAAACATTCATAGCCGCATTACGAGCAGCTAACTGCAAATCTTTGGGTTGAGTTTTATCTGTCGGCATAGTTGTGCCTCCTCCAGTTTGAGTTCCAGATCTATTCCCGCCGGAAGGCAAGTCTGGCCATTGAGGTATGTATACCGGATCATCACTACGACCTTGGTCGTTAGGGCCATCCCTTCGATCTATTGGGTCATTAGGAGTCCCGCCACCTGTACCACCACCTGTGCCACCACCCGTGCCACCACCCGTGCCAGTGTCTATAGGACCGGTTGTAGTGCCTCCGCCTGTACCATCTCCCACGGGATCAGTGGTCGTACCACCGCCAGTTCCATCGCCTACTGGGTCAGGGTCAGGCGTGGGTGTCGGTGTGGGTGTAACGGGCGTAGTAGGCGGAGGATCAGGGTCAGGCGTAGGTGTCGGTGTCGGTGTCGGTGTCGGCGTGGGTGTGCCACCACCGCGAGGATTGCCGCCACCGGGATATGGAAAAGGAAACGTTGGAAATCCACCACCTGGAAAGTTAGGGATTCCGCCTATCTGAATGTTACCTTCGCCCCCAAATAATCTTCTTGCCCAAGCGGCAAGTCTTTCTAGAAAATTTTCGTCATCTTCTCCAGGCTCTTTTACCGGTCTTTCTTCGTCCTTGGTAACTGGGCTGGAGAAGTTATCAGTAACAGCAGGGTCACTTGCCTGATTATTTTGTGCGATAAAGATGCTCATCGCTTTTTGAAATTCAGAACGTTCTTCGTCGCTTATTTCGCCATCCTCATTACGATCAAAGTCGCTAATCTGAGGGCCTTCGTCAAAGTTAATATTGCTAAACGGCATATCAACGTTCAATGGAAGTTGTCCGCTGCCAGTAAACTGTGAAGCGTTGGGAACGCCAAGCACGCCGCCAATATTACCTAAGCCTCCTAAACCGGCAGAATTCCAATTACCGCTTCCTGCAAAATCAGAAAGATCGACATTAATTTTTCCAATATCACTCACTCCAACTACATTTGATGGAAAAGAAAGTCCGCCAAAAGTTCCAGCGTTTCCCATTCCCTGGAATCCTGTAGTTGAGTTAAGGTGACTACCAATATGACCACCAGCCATCATCTTTATAGGTAACTTACGAATGCTCATTTAACACTTCCATCTGCGTCTTGCTTGACGCAATCTAGAGTTTGGGTTTCTCGCTGCTTTCGGAAACTGCTTCATCTGTCCAGCGGACCTCGCGCAATATGATTTTCTTCTAGCTGCTCTCTTGCCTGTAGGCTTGCTCTCTGTAACAGCGGTCTGCAATTTACTACCAGGATTAGCGCGCTTATGCGCCCTAACCCCAGCCTCTGTCATGCCAGCGCCTTCTTCCGTCTTGCGATAGTTAGGCTTACTGCCAGAAGTCGTTCGTCTAATCGGCCTGCCTCTATTCTTCTTAGCAGCACCACCTACCCTAAAGTTTTGCACATGACGCTTAAACATTAAGAATACCTTGTCTTCTTTCTTCTACCTGGCATAACAGCACCGCAGCCTCGATGGTTACTTTTAGTGAAGAATCCGCCATCTTTTGCTGTCCTGTACTGCTTAGTCTTATCAGCAATCTTCTTAGGCTGTGATGAGAACTGCTTACCAGCTTTTGTATCCTCTCTTTTAGCCTTAGTCGTTGCCGCATACTCTTGGCTCGATAGCGCCTGTCTTGCTTTCTTGGGCAAGTACCGCTCGCCGGTAGCTTTAGGTCCCTGCGTAGACGGCTTGCCAGACTTTGTTCCCCAGTCCTGCTTGCTCCACTGAGAAAGCTTGTTACTACTTTTTTTCTTCGGGCCTGAGTAAGTACCACCAGAACCTTTGTAATACTTTACAGCAAGTTGCATTGCTCGAGCAGAGTGTTTGCCACCCATTTTAGCCTTGGCTCTGGACTTAGCTGCCGCCCACTTTGCTGGATCTTTTTTGGTTGCTGTAGCTGTCATTAGTTTATCTTAGTTACTGGTCTTTTGTTAGGCAACATGCTAGAGAAACCTTTAGGTTTTACATACCGAGGCGGTGGTGCTTTAACGATAGAATCAACTCTCTTTATATCATTCATTAATCAATATCCACAGTTATAGAACCATTAGTTATAACCTGAACTTCTCCAACGCCGGTAGATCCCTGTAGGCCAGCAGTCGATGGCGTTGATATGTTTACAAACTCATTACCAGTATAGACTTGCAGGGCATTTATACTTAGATTCCAAATGACATCGCCTGCGTTAAACTGCAATTCCGATATACTTTGATTTGTAAACTGAGGCGTTGCGCTTGGATCATACGCATTTAAATTAAGCTCAATAAGCCTAATAGCCTTGTTAAATACATCCCTGCCAACAGTCTCAGAGTTGGCAAACGGCAGTGCCGTATTAAGTATCTTAGCCATTATCTGCGACCATTAGGTTGTATATCTAATCGCGTTCCCCCAATCCTAAAGCCAACATCTATCTTTTGAGCATCTGTACCATCATCATCAGATTCAAATCGAAGAGCCGCCTGCCTTGCTCTAGCTCTCATATCTATCTTATTAGTAGTGCTTGTGAATGACGATGTCTGATCTGTTGTAAAGCTCTGTCCAGGATAGTCTCTTGTCTTGATTTGAACGTTAATCGTTTGATCAGAACCAGATCCTTGAAACTTAACATCAGGAATAAACCTTTTAATAAACTGAAAGTCTTCACCTTCGCCTATGTCAAAGTCAGCACTCTGAACAAAAACGTTATCCATTGGCTCGCCATCCGCGTTATAGCCAATCTCATGAGAATATAAGTACGGCGTGTCGCCATACTTACCAGCAGCAGTTGGAAGATTAAAGATACCTTCGTCTAACCAAGCTGTTCTAGATAGCTGACCAATAGACCAAGTGTTTTCTACATAGTTAAATGTCACATAAAGATCAACGGCAGTGGCGCCAAGGCTGCAATAAAACCAGCTAACCTCATCAAACTGCTTGTTTAACGTACCGACAACTTGAAAAGATTGTCCTTCGTCAAGGTTGTCAAAAACGTAAGAATGTACAGTGCAAGGGACGGGCTCAACAGATCCGTTATACCTGTAGAATCCTTTCTTATCCATCCAGAATATTCCAGATGGAGAGTTAACCATTGCATTTGGTCCAATCAAGCTTACGCCTTCGTTTAAAAGATTAAGGCCAAAGGTTAGCGGCGGTCCAATAAACTGTAGGCTATAAAGCGCAACGTCAGTCCAGATCAAAGTTTCTTGTCTAGCTCTTACAGCGCCAATAATCTCAGACCCAGCAGAACATCTTAAAGATCCTGCTGTGTTGTCGGATCTCGGCTCCCAGTCTGAAATGTTTTCTTGGTCTGAAAAGGCTACAAGTAACGGATCAATATCACCGCTTCTTATTCCAGCAACAATAGGATCTGCGCCTAATACAATAGCGTGTCGATCAACGTCAGAGATAAGGACTTGAAGTCCTTTTGTCGGCGCAAGGTTAGAGCCAGCTAAAGAGTTTAACGCCACAGCTCTAGTATTAAGTCCGTTAGACTTATCCCAATAGTAAAGTCCTCCAGCTCTTGGGCAGGCAAACAGATCTTCACCAAAGTTATCCATAGACCACAGCCGAAGCTGGTTTGCATCTGTTAAAGAGCTAGTTGAACCCCAAGTTCCAGAGCCCCATCCGCCAACACCCCAACCTGTACCGTCAACAAAGACATCTAGACCAACTGTTATTTGATACGCAGCAACAGTAGAAGATCCGCCATTACCAGTATCACTGCCATTAGCCGTGACTGTAGCGCCATCTGTGTCTTTTGCCGTGATGGTATAGGTGTTTGTCGTTGGGACTGAAACAATCTGATATTCTTGGTTCAAAACGTCTGCAAT